TCAGGAGAGCGTGTTCAGTGGCGACCTTGGGATGAACTTCTCAGCGGAGATCGTCAAAGACATAAAATGGGGTAGGAAATAATGCAGATCAGGGACTTCCACACCAAAGATTTCACACAGTTCAATGAATTGGCTTATAAGGCGGTTTTTGAGAGGGGATTCGTTGACACGGAATTTGACAAACAGAATTGGAATGTACATATAAAACGATTGGTTTCGCTCAACAGCAACATAGTGAGGACCATTTGGGATCAAACAGAGATGGTGGGATTCTACATCCTGCAACTGCACAACCTACCTTGGAACCACAGGACACAGGGCTTGTTCACTTTGATACACCTGTCAGGCAAACACAGGACCAAAGAAATATATGCCGCTTTATTCAGGGACGCACAGGCGGTGGCACAGGCCAATCACTGTGAGAAGATACAGACCACTGATCAGAGCATCTTGTGTGACAACGACACCAAATTAAACATTCTACACGGTCAAGACTACAATCAGATTGACTTCGTTTGGGAGAAAAAAATCAATGGATAGGCAAAGATACCCAAAACAGATTCCTGACGCATATACAGGCGTCTGTGTTGGAGCAAACACCATTAAAAGCATCACAGATGATGTGATTGACTTCTATTTGAAGTTTGATCGTTATAACCATTTGACCTATGTTGATCTATGGCAACACATACACCCTTCTATCAAGAATGATCAGTACAAAGTTTTCCAAACAAATGGTGAGATATGGGGATTCGCCAACTGGGCGTTTATGAACAACGACGTACTGCACAAGTTCACCACAACAGGCAAGATACACACACTGGATTGGATGACGGGATTCAACCTTTGCTATATTGATTTCGTGGCTTCACGAGATGCGTTCTATGTTATGAAATGGTTGAAGAACCACAGTGTGAGGATGATGGGTGCCAACAGACCAATATACTGGGCACGATCAACCAAACACAGGATCAAGAGGGTAACCAAACAACACACGAAAGGACATTGGCTATGGGCGGAGTAGTAAGATCAGTCACCAAGGCGGTCAAGGGCGTGGTCAAGGGAGTTGGCAAGGTGATAGGCGGCGTGGTTTCAGCGGTGACATCACCGTTTGGTGCCAGCACTGACGTACCAGACTACGACATTGGACAGGACCAGACACAGGCCATACAGGGAGTGCTCCTAAACCAGGAGGGGGCGGTCAGGGAGATACCCATAATCTACGGTGAGAGACAGGTGGGGGGAACCAGGGTGTTCACCAGCACCAACGGATCAACCAACCAATATCTTTACGTGGCTATGGTTTTGAGTGAAGGTCAGTGCAACGCGATGACCAAACTTTTCATAGACAACAACGAGATACCCTTGAGTTCATACGCACACGGCGTGCAGGCCACGGTGGGATCAGGCAGATACGAGGGCAGATTGAAAGCACAGTTCTTTGATGGCAGGGACGACCAGACGGTCTCAACACTGCTACAGGAAGCACCCAATTGGACGTCAAATCACAGATTGCGAGGTTTGTGCTACATCGCATTGAGATTTGAATGGAAGAAGATTGAGTCACAGGCGGACGCGGACAACAATCCCTACTCAGGTGGCATACCCCAGATAAGGGTACAACTACAGGGCAAGAAGATCCTGGACCTGAGGACCATCAATCCCAGCACTTACAACACGGCCTACGGCAGTGACACACTGACCTATGATAACAACCCTGTCAACGTGTTGGTTGATTACCTAAGGAACGACAGGTACGGCAAGGGACTACCCAATGAGGTGTTTGACTGGACCAGTTTCAAGTCAGCCGCGGACCAATGTTTCACAGTGGTCACCTACGCCAACGCGGACACATCCAGGGCATTCACCTGTGATGCGGTCATAGACACGGCCAACAACCTTATGAGCAACTGCAAGATCATCCTGGCAGGTTTCAGGGGCATTATGCCATACCAGCAGGGCAAGTATTTCCTCAAAGTTGAGAATGGTGGGGACGACACGGACATAACTGCCACCCCAGCATCACCAACCACAGTTTTCACGGTCACCAATGATCACATCATTGGCGGTATGACCATAGAGGGCGAATCAAAACAACACAAGTGCAACAGGTGTGTGGTCACCTACATTGACCCCAACGCCAACTACGAGCCCAACGAGGTTTCATTCCCTGAACCAGGGAGCAGTGACGACACGACATTCCTCGCACAGGACAACAACATCAGATTAGAGAAGCGGATCACACTGCCAACCATCGCTGACAGGCGTATCGCTGAGCAGTACGCCCGTGTGTTCGTGAGGAGATCACGTTCAGAGAAGTTGGTCAGTTTCGCCACCAACCTGGCCACGTCAAACACATCAGTGGGTGACCTGATCAGGGTACAGAACACCCACCTCAGCCTTGACGCGGTGTTCAGGATAATGGATATGAGATTGAACACCAGTGGCAACGTGGAGATAACCGCTCTGGAGCACCAGTCAGGTGCCTACGCCATTGACGCATCAGGCACGGACTACGTCAGACCAACCACGAGTCTACCAGATCCATTCCAGGTGATCGCACCAACCAACCTGACGGTGCAGTCAGGTGCGGCATTCAATCTTGAAACCAACGATGAAGGATACCTGACCACGGACAGCACGGTAAGGAGGCTCAAGGTCACTTGGACCGCTTCAACGGATCCATTCGTGTCAGAGTACATCATACAATTCAAGGTCAGTTCACTCAGCGACTACCAAACCGCTGGCATCACGGTGGACACGGAATTCTTCATTCCAGGGGTTTCCTTGACACAGGACTACGACGTCAGGGTCGCGGCCAGGAATGAGTTGGACAGGCGATCAGACTTCGTGGAGGTCACTGATCACACGGTTGTCTCCTGATGAGGCAGGCCAGATTCCTTGACCTACTGACGGCGTTTGGACAATGGCGTTGTGAACAGGGCAGGGCCAAGGGCAAAGGCACGGTCAAGTGTGCTGGTGGACCCATACACAGTTGTCGTTTTGAATTCCGTCCCAAGATCAAATGCCACACACACCAAGTGGAACGCAAACCAGTGATCAAGACCATTTGGTAATTGCACTTTGGTGTTTTTGGTCTCTTTGGTGACCCGTCGTAGACCAAACCTTACCAACCAAACCAATAACCGTTGACATCGCAGGTGTTTAGGATATATACTTGTGATACAGGCAAACACAGGCAAACACAGGCAAACACAGACACCACAACGCGGAGCACTCAACAGCAAGAACGCGACAGTCAACAGGCAAAATTCATTATGGCAGAGCGGGACTTGGGAAGACCACCGCCCAGGTTTAAACAAAACGATGATGTACGGCAAGGATCAATGCCACCCGCACAAAGAAACATCTGGCGACGACTAACCTAACTCACATAGTGTCACCACCTGGCAACAGGTGGACTCTGATCTTCCTATCTACATAGAGTCTCCCCACAAAGACAAAAATGAAGATGAGCACAGCGAATCTTCAGGTGGCGACGGCCGCCTTTGACACTGCCCACAAACGCCACCCATAAATACGACTGCGTCAGGGTGTTGTCACACTCCTTGCAGATTGCGACTTATAAGTGCACCAGGACGCGGTTCCATTGACATTTGTGGAACCCCTTATCGTTGGGCGGTGTTTCTGTGTTTTGCCATACTTAAAGAACCGCCCAACCCAATCCCAAGTAGATCTCACCCGTAGGTTGTAAAAACACCCTTAAAAAACCCCCATTTCTCGCGGTTTTTCCAAGCCAGTTGACCATTTACCAATATGTGCTACAATCAATCATAGGAGGACAAACAATATGAGGAGAAAAATAGCAGAAATACGGTTGCCATTCACAGAAGTGTACGTGACCGTGAGCAGACACAACCCGTTGGTGAAGCGGGCTGACATACCCTACACAGATATGGGGTCATTGCCGCAATCACAGGGAGTGCCTGTAAAGGAGGTGATGCATCACGAACACAAACCAGTGTTCATTGGTCAGATCAACAAAGGACGCCTGCACAACTACACCAGGGGTCTGAACTACTGGAGATCAGGCAAAAGGGCATCAACCAACGCATTCGCGGTTGGCGGACTGATATTGGAGACCCTGCGAAGGCACGGCATTGGCTACACATTCAAAGACGATCTGATTGATATGAGATTGGTTGAGAGGACGAAGGTGTGCCTGAGAAAGGCGGGGGTGATTGAACAGTTGAAGGTCAACAAAAAGGACTGGGCGGACAAAGGCCGTCACAGCACCGCGAACAAACGACAGCACATTGACAATCAGATCGCGATCATTGATAAGGCCATACGTGAACACGGCGACATTGACAATCTGCGACTGGCACACCTAAACGGCGGACGATGCCTCGCGAGGACCAGCAAAAAGGCAAAGGTCAACAACGCACTGACTCCAGAGCAGGAGGACAAAAGGCGGTTGATTGAGCACTACTATATGTGTTCGCAGGAGATCGCTGAAAGGACGGTGAGGGCTGGCCTGGACCTGCCATTGCCGCAGGACTACATCGTACAGCACAGCGATCAATTCGCTGAATACCTTGAATGGTCAACCAAATGACCGCCTGGCACTGGCGAGACACTGAACGCGGTAGATTCAGGGTCAATCGCCAGGACTGGCTCAGCAACAGGGACCTACACGATCGCGGCTACAACAGCAGGCTACACGGTCACCTGGCACAAAGGCGCTGGCACAGTGTGATAGACGCGGGTGCCAACACGGGACAGAGTATGCTGATGTTCGCGGCCTACTGTGATCACATAGTGAGCTGTGAGCCCATACCTGAGCTGTTCGCACAATTGGAGATCACCCGTTCAGAGAACTGCGTTGATCACTGTGACACCATACAGACCGCACTCTGGGACCGCGGCTGTGAGTTGACGATGAACTACAGGAGCAACAACAGCCTGGCCAGCCAGGTTGACCCCCAGGGCACAGTGCGGGTGCCAGCCGTGACCATAGACGACCTGGCACAGCGACCAGATCTCATAAAGATAGACTGTGAAGGCAGTGATCTCAGGGTGCTGATGGGCGCCAGGGACACGATCAGGCGTTGTAGACCCCATCTGGTGCTGGAGATGAAGCACAGCATACAACCCGTGTTGGCCATACAGCAATGGCTGGTGCTGATGGGCTATGAACCAGACCCGCTTTTCGCCCAGGGCAGGGGCAGAAACATCATATATCAACCGCAGGTTGTAAAATAAGGCTAAAAAACCCCCATTTTCCGCCGCTTTTGTGACGGTTGACGCTTTTACCAGGTGTGTTATACTGATAGTATGACAAAGATAGATTACAGCAAATATCAATTGCATTGGCACGAGCGATGCGTGAGATCAGTGTTGAAGCAGAGCCAGAAGCAGGGTTTCAGCACCGTGACCGCGGAGAACCAACTGCAACAGGTGAAGCACAGGCTGACCAACTATGATAAGGTTATGACGGTGTTCAACACGGACAGCACGGACTGGACATATTCAGAGGGTCGTGCGGTATTGGCCTACATCTATCATCAACTGCAACAGCATATGGAGGCGTATGAGGTGCCAACACACATAGCACAGGCCATAAGACCAGTGTTCACCAGAGTGTGTAAGGAGTACAGGGCACGGACAGAGATCGCAGATCTATATGCGTAAAACTAAAAAAGGAGAAAGATGCAACTGATAAAAGACGCGATAGCGAGCACACGGCAGAAGATAGAGCAATTGAAGCCTACCAAATACCCAGTGAGGACCTACACATACAGGCCCAACACACGACCCTGGCGTAGAGGTGACCCAGAGCACACCATAACAGTATGGGGAGACAAACACAATCCCTACGCACAGTTGATCACACGGAGCATACAGCCGTTGAAGAACAGACTGGGCATAGGTGCGTATGGTCTAAACACAATGGGGTCATACATAGATTCCAGGTGCAAAGTGCGATTCAATGACCCCCAGAGTGACCGTAAGGCCGCATAACTGAAAGCGACATATGGCACCGTATAAGGGCGGTTATACGGTGCGTATGAACAGGGGTAGGCCGCCTCTGGAAATCAATCTGTAAAAACCATTTTACCAAGGTAGATCTGGTTCTTTAGGTGCCAAGATCACCGTTCAGACCGTTCTTTTACGGTTCATTTACGGTTGACAACGGGCGATATCGTGCTATAATTTCCGTATATTCCTCGCCGTCTGACCTGATTATCGCCAGGTTGACGGTCTCTACCAATGTGTTATAATGTAGTATAACCAAAGGAGCACAAATGAAAAACAATAACTTGAAGATCGCTGAAGAGTACAGCAAGAGAATGAAGGCACAGTGCAGTAAGGTATGGGTATCAGACAACCTACCAGAACTGTCATCAGGAGATCGTAAGGCCATATTGAAGGTGTATCGTAAACACTTCCATACGGTTGAGTATGACCCTGACACTGGCATATGCAAGTGTTGGGTAGTAGAGCCAGACTCTACCGCGATCACACCAGAGGACACGGTTGGTGAGTTCATCAGCATAGACACAGCCAACACTGGCACCAAATGCAATCACCCAGTGAAGCAAAGCACCAGGGACATATTGGGCATAGGTGACAACGTGAAGAGACACATCTGGATTGAGGACTCAGACCAGATGCCTGGCACTGAGCATTAGGTTGACAGCCTGGCTGGAGGGTAGTATAATACAAGGGAGGGGCTCCGTCCAGCCAATGTCCATAACAACTCTGGGCGTCCCCTGAATCCAGGCTGGCGTGGTGCCGTTCTCACATTACAAAAATATCCAAATCATAGGGGGTTGACCCAAACCAGATCCGTGCTATAATTGTGTTCTAACTATAGGAGAATAAAATGAGTGAGAAAATGAGCGAAGACATATTCACCGTGTTGTGTGATCACCAATCACGGGAACACGCATACGGCGAACACAATGATCACAAGGGACTGGTAGAGTCGCTTGAGATAAACTGGCACGGGGACAGGCGGGAGTGGCAACTGCTCAAGCGATGGAGGCTCAACGACGGTTCATATGCCGCAGATACAAGATATGTGGGTTGGCCTTCAGAGACCTGGTTGGCACACTACCCTCGCCCAGTGTTGATCAGTATGTGTAGGAATCTGAATTGTTAGTTGACCAGCCTCAGAAAATTAACGCAAATTTGCGGACCGCAAAAAAAATCTTCGCAAAAACACCCAGGTTGACGCATTTGGTAATCGTGCTATAATTTACACTTAACAAAGGAGCAAAATGAACACAAAGAACAACAAACTCACAGACAATGAAATAGCAGGCCTGCAGACGGGGTTGCTACCGTTGTACGACTATCACGACGCGGGTATGCAGGAGGCGGGTGCGGATAGATTCCTGCCAACCACATACACCAGCCTGTTCCAGCGAACACACGGTGTCACCATAGTCGTACACGTTGACGCACAGATACCTGACACACTGGCTGACAGCATAACGGACAGCCTGTTTGATCAGATAGACCAACTGAACCCAACTGCACAACGGGACCTGTTCCTGTTGCGTATCAGGGTCAGTGACAGTACGGATAAGAGCTACGCGGGACACTATATGCCTTGGGTCAACTACCAAATGCTATGGCCTCCGCGGAACAAAGAATACATTGGTCAGCACAGGGCGGGGTTGATAACCATCGCCAGGAGCACCATTGACGAGGACGGCGGTGACAGTGCGTTGAGGACCATACAACACGAACTATGGCACTGCATAGACGACATCTTCAAACAGACACAGGAGATGCAGACGGGCGGTTCACCCAGCCAACACAAAGCGGCGAACATCAACCATCTCATAATGAAACACGTGATGGCGGCATACAACGACGACACAGACCTCGCGGAATGGTTGGAATCAGGTATCATTGATGCCTGCTTCACGGGTATGGATGGCTATCTGAAACAGCCACCAGAGGACTTCGTGCATCGTAGTATGTCAGAGCAGTATGGCGTTGAGCCATACACACACACGGCCTACTATCTATCGCACGGTTCACACACCAACATCGCGAGGATGGGCATAGAATTGTTGAATGCCTGGGATCTGCACAGCAGGGAAGACTCAAAATATGTGCCCAAGCAATACAGACGACAATTGGCGAATGCGATCGTACAGAGCATTCCAATCAGTACAGGACACAGGCCAGCACTGATGAAGGAATTGAAGAGAATGCCATCAACAATAAGCAAATACTTCAGATAGGAGGGAGACACATATGTACATATCCAACACAGCATTGGGCACATCACTGACGGTGATGAGCCTGTCGCAGGAGCGTCAGCAAGAGGTGAGACAGGAACTCTTGCTATGGGCCTGCAGGATAGCGTTCAAGAACGCCCTGCGATAGCGGGGCCAGGGGTGGTGGGGATTGCTCCCCCCGCCATTCTACCAAATCTCTGGCTTGACAGATCAGTGATTTATAAATATAATACATAGAGCATAACAAGGAGAAACACAATGTTCACAGAAACAGAAATAGCAGAGGACAACTCGTTGTTGCTGAACAACATCGTTGACAGGTTCGCGGAACACGAACAGGAATACGGACAGCCTGAACGCAATGACCGTGAGATATGGAAATGGGTTGATCAGATCAACAAACAGACATTCAAAGATATGTGTGAGGTCGTCATTGGCCAGCACAAGGACTTCAACTCACAGCACGAAGAATGGTGTGTGCGGGTGTTGGAACGCAGACCTTTCCAATTACGACCCTACACCAAACGATTCAGGAGCGCCATTGACAACAAAATGATATGGCATATGCTGATGATGTTCAGGGAGCGTGTGTCAGCCACATCAAAAAAAAAGACTAACCTGTTCCAGTCTTTGTTCAACTAAAAAATTTATCCTCCAACACTGGGCATTATAAATACTTCTAACAAGGAGATTTATAATGCCATTCAAGAACGGAAATGTACCCTGGAACAAGGGACTCAAGGGCGACCCCAGGAACGGCTGGACACCAGAAAGACGCCAGGCTATGAGCGATATTATGCGGGAGAAGTACAGGGATATGGGACCACAACCACACCGTTGGCTGTACCCAGAACACCTCAGACAACACAGATACAGATTCCTGCGTGCCAGGGCACAGGCCAAGTATTGGTGCCAACCCTGGAACATAACCTGGGACCAATATGTCACACTGTTTGAACAGTGTGAAGGAGTCTGGGGCAGGAACAGTAGGCACAAGGGTGATGGTGAACTGGGCACGGACACACACATCAATCTGATCAGGATCAACACACAGAAAGGTTGGGAGATTGGCAACGTTGAGCTGATGGTCAGGGACAAGGCGATGCGTAGGAAGAGGCCCAAGGACGCCGCGGGCAACTTCATCAAGAGGAAAAAACGCAACAGCCAGTAAATAACACTAACGGAGATCACCAATGCCAAAAGCCAAACTGGTCACGAGATCAGAATCAACATCATCAGTCACAACAGATTCAATACCAAAGGGGTCAGGACTCACCAACGCGGAGTTGGATTCAAACTTCCTTAACCTAAGGGACCAGGGATGGAGGCTCAGGGCGGATGACTCAACACAGCACACCATAACCGCTGACACACAGATCAACTTTGATGGTGCCGCCATAACCACAGACGCCAACGGCGACATCACGGTGTCAAACCTTGGTGGTGCTCTTGGCAACATCACAGGCTCAGGAGACACATTGTCATCATCAGGCTCAACTATCAACATCAACGATCCATTGAGCATCAGTGTCGCGGGATCCACGGGAACAAACATTGGAAACATAGCCAGGTTCAATTCAGGCGGCAATACGATAGATTTCAATCATCAAGGCTATCTGACAGGATCTTTCTTGGTATATGACGGAAGGGCACAACAGGCAGGCATTGATTATCCATTTGAGGTATCATTTACAAACAACAACGAAGTCAAAATCAATGGTCAGAAATTCCCGTCAGATGATGGATCAGCAGGACAGTTTTTAACCACAGATGGCAGTAATGTTTTAAGTTGGACATCAACATTGCCAAACCCATCTACCATAGGTGAGATCAAGATAGAGGATGGCACCATATCAAACACTAATACAAACACTTCTGTCACCAAGTATGTTAGATTAAGTCCAGGTAGCCTTAACAGATTAGTTTTAAATGGCGTTGAGTGGATGGCTGATGGCCACAGACAGATATATTACAACACCGCATCAGGCAGTAAGAACTGGCAATTCATATTTGACTCAGAACTTGCGTTAGAGGTATCTAACAAACTCATAATTGGACCACTTGATGATTCATCAGACTTAGGTCCGCGAGAGATAACCACTAAAGATGGAAGGGCCTTACACATATCATCAAAAGATGGGTATGGAATTGGGAACTGGGCCAGAATAGAACTTGACGGTGGCACGATATCAATCAAAGATGGCACACTTGATGTGTTGACCAGTGTGATCAAATTCAGTAATCTCCCAACCAGTGATCCAACCGTCGCCAATCAATTGTGGAATGACTCTGGAACCTTAAAGGTTAGTGCTGGATAACAAATAAATATCTCTGTAATTACAAAGGAGATCCTGGATGCCAACCAAGGCCAAGATAGTGACGAGGTCACAGAGTGTCAGCACAATCACAGCAAACAACCTCAACAAGAACGCACCACTGACATTTGAGGACATTGACTCAACCCTGATCAATCTTCGTGATGCCACACACGCCATAGCGGCGGACACGGGTAGCAAGGACGTTGAACAGGGTGAAACACTGACCATAGCAGGTGGCACAGGCATATCAACTTCAGTGTCAGGTTCAACACTGACCATTGAAGGCACATCACAGGCACAGGGCATCACCGTACAGGCACCAGATTCATCAACCGTCGCGGTCAGCGATGGCGGCACACTACAATTATCAGGTGCTGGAGGCATCACGATTGACACCACGGACGGTGTGGTGACAGTTGACGCAACCACGATCAACAACGCAATAAATATTGACGGCGGCACGGCTAATTCATCATATGGTGGAACCAGTGCAATTAATGGAGGAACATCAGCATAATGGCCACACAGATACAACTTAGAAGAGACACGGCATCAAACTGGACATCAAACAACCCAACCTTGGCGGCAGGTGAGTTTGGATGGGAACAGGACAC